ACTTAGTGCTACACTTGATCCCCAAGAAACATTTGTAGTCGGTGATGTTATTGCTTCGTAAAATGCATATCTGCCTTCTTGTAATCTATAAACATTTACTTGGAATTCATTTGTTGTGTTGTTAAACGCTGTAAAAGATAGCACTTCACCGTTTGTGCTAACTCCAATATTTTTACCAGCACCGGTTGTGTTGTTAAATGCTGTACTGTCAGCATCTCCTTGAATTGTATTTGAATATGGCAAGTAACCAAAACGGTCAATGTTTACATCTATAAGTTCCCATAATGATGGATCTGTTGGACCGTTGCCGCCTTTTGGAATATCAACTTTTGCTTTGTATAGTTGTCCTTCTTCTTGTACAATAGCACCTGTAACATAAGAATGAAAGTTATCCCAATCACCTCTAAATGTAGGATCTATTGTTCCTCTAAATTCCATAAGTGCATAAGTTGCATCATACAAATACACTCTTCCGTTGTTGCCTTCGCTGCGAACATAAAGTTTGTATGTTTCGTCTGTTGTAAACGCACTTTCTAAACCAATACCAAACTTTTCATCTGCTGTAGGCTCATTAGATACAAATTGTTCTAGTAAGAAGTAAGTATTATCAAGTTGCTTTTTATAAACATAAACACAACCTTGATTGTTTAATCCGCTTACGTAGCCTTCATCATCTGCAGGTATTTTATATACTTGCTCCCAATCTCTGCTATTTGTATTAATACTGCTGCTATCGTCATCAGTGGCTCTTCTAGCTCTCCACAGTGTTCCTCTATCACTTACAATATCATCTTTTACAATGTTGAATGTTGTTTCAGCTTCGCCTCTATATCTAGTTTTTACGTTGTTTGCAAGAGGTGCTGCAACAAACATAAATTGTCCGTCATTTGAAAATTTAATTTTCTGACCAAAGCCACTAGCATTATCGTGGAAGCCTGGAGTCATTTCAATTTCTTGAATTAAATTTAAACTTTGTGATTCACTTGATCTTGTGTATATAAAAACTTTTTCATCATCTGGTCTGCCAACTGCAAAAATGCTGTTAACATCATTTACTGCAAAACTACTTGCAAAGCCGCCATCACCATTTTCTACATTAAAGATTTCTTGCTTGCTGTTAAAAATTTTATTGTTTTTAAACACACCAAATTTATTGTTTGCAACATTGTCAATCCAAATAGTATTGTTTTCATTAAGTCCAAATTTGTTTATATCTGCATTTACACTTGTTGGTGTATCATAGCGTTTTGATAATAGTTTTGTTATAAGGCCAACTGTGCTATCTCTTAAATCTAAACTTTCTTCAGCATATGTAATATCAGCAATAACACTTACAATAGTGCTTGAAATATTACTTATTTTGTAAAAACCATCAAGAGCTTCATTTACAAACTGTACACCAAATATTTCGCCTACTACTAAGTCTGGTATAGAATCAAATTTTAAATCAAATCCTGTTGATGTTTTAGTATAAGTTTCCACTCTATTTGGTATTGTAATATGCTGATAAATGTTCCAGCTATTTTTTTCTGATGTAACCCAAATAATATCGTCAACTGCAACATTAGAAATATCTAACTCCAAAATATCATTAGGTGTTTTTGCAATAAAGTCAACTTGATCTAAACTTACATAACCAGCAGTTTTTGCATACTCTTCTGTACTGTATGTTTTTGGAAATGGTGTTTTAGTATACCCTTGTGGTTTTATGTAAACTTTTGATTCAGGTATTTCATAAACTAAATCTGTTCTATTAATGTTTACAGCATCTACTAATTCTATAATCTGTGGTTCTATTCTAAATTTAGTTTCGTCTAATTTATATTCTAATTCATCAAATGTATCAGTGGCACCATATTGTGCATTTCTAATTGCCCATTCTTCATAGAACTCTAAACTTTCTTGATCATCACTTCCTAGTTTATCAAAAAATTTAGTTAAACTGTTGAGTGTACCTTTTTCTTGTATAAAGCCTTGATAAAATTTATATTGACTTATGTCATCTTCTATAATATTATCAAGATATTCTCTTTTTTGATAGCCTATCAAATGTTGTGCTAAACGTTGTTGTTCAGTATCAAAATTATCTGTATCTAAATCATAAAAATCTGCAAACTGATTTACTTTGTAATCAAAGTTTGTTTTTAATCCGCTTTCTGGTTTACCATCTAATCTATTCCACTGACTACTTACAAAGACTGCCTGTCCGCTAATAAACGTGTTTGCAGAATAGTAAAACTCTTTGTATTTTACTAAGTCGCCAAGTGCATAATCTTGCCATTGTTCCCATTCTGTAACATTTGCTTGATCATAAATGAAACCAGGAATGTCTAAATTACCATTCCAATTATCAGTTCTATATCCTACAACTTTTATACGCTCTTGTCTATAACCACTTGAAGGATTATATATTGTATCGTTAAACACTGTGCTGTTATCAATAATTACACTGTGATCTTTTTGTATCAAACCTAGCTTTGCAAAATAAATTGCACTGTCAGCACTTGATGGAAGTATTACAACACTGTTGCCAGCATCTCTACTAATGCTGATACTGATATCTTTTACAGCAGTACCATCTAAGTTTAGTATTTTGTAGCCAAATATATTTTCTTTTACGTTGTCAATTACAAAATAATCTTTGCTGAAGTTTAAACTGTTAGCAGATGGACTCAATGTAATAATTGTACCAACTGACCAATTTTGTGTTGTGTAAAATAAAAATTCTTTTATACTCAAAGTCCAGTTTTCTACAGCTTCAGTTTCTTTGTTGAAGTAATCAAAAACAAAACCTTGTTTTTTCAAGTAATCTTCATACCCTTGTATAAAATCTACAACTTCTTGTGCAGTAGACAACACTGTGCCATAGTCTAATGTTGCAGTATCATTGCTAAAGTTTTTTCTAAGTGTTGCAGCGGCTCCGCCTATAATAGGTAAGTCACGCAACGGCGTATAAAAACTATTATCAAATACTTCAGTTGTTGTATGACTTACGTTTACTCTGTAAAATGTATTTTCGTATCTAACAATTTTTCCTGCAATATATTGTTTTTCTTCTGTCCAGTTCAAAAAGCTTTCACTGATACCACCTACATTTATACTAATATCGTTGCTTGATAACACAGGTGTGCTATATGTAAACACAGGATTTTCTTTGTCGTATCCACTTATCTTAAATCCGTTTGAACGCTTTTCAATTATAACACCACTATAAGTTACAGTTGTTAATGGCGAGCTTTGTATTAAATCAATTTTATAATTTTCAAAAGGTACAAAAACATTTCCTTTGTTGCTAGGATTTTTACTATCAAGCACAAGTTTTAATTTTTCTTTGTCAGCAAAACCTCCAACTTTAAAAGCAATTTTTTGTTGCAAATTTTGTAGCTTTGTAGTAAAGTCGCTGTATTGAGTTGTAATGTCACTTGCCATATAATCGTAGATGTAATTATTAAAGCCTGCTGTTAAAATATTTTGTTCATTTACTACTGTATTTGTAAATAGTAAATTAGATAATTTTATACGCTGACTTGTAATACCATTGTACACAAGTTGTCCAACCAAGTTTCTGCTCATTCTTGATCTATCAAAACCTACGCCTAAAACTTGTGCGGGTCTGTTTATCATTATTGCTTTTAATAAAGCAAAAGGATATTCGCTGCTGCGTCTCCAAGCAGTTTCTGCTGGTGTGTGATCGCCAAATTTAAAAGGCTGTCCGTTTTGTACACCAAAACTAAATTCGTTTACATAACCACTGTCTAGTGGACTTAGAATATTTCCACTTTGGTCAACAGGAATATGTTTTGATAATCCTGGACGTATAAATCTTTTATCAGTTCGTATCAAGTCAGAAGATCTTATGATACCTTTTTCTAAATCTTCCCATAATACTTTGTTGTCGCTTGTATATGGTGCAGGACCATACTTGCTTTCCCACCAGCTAGGCTCAATAGAAAAACCTAACATTTCCCAAGGACGTAAATTAGGTGAATCAGTATCATAAGCGTTTATATAGATACCACGCCAAAAACCTGCCAATGGTTTATTGTTTTTGCTGCTACCAAATCCATAGTTATATGTAAATGTTGCTGCTTCTTGTACAAATGTATTTTCTGTGTAGTCTGCATTACCTGCTTTTGATAACCAATTTACAAAATCACTTATGAGTATTCTGTTTAAATCTTTTGTTGCTACTTTACTATTTCTATATTCGCCACTTATATAATCATATACATCAAAAATATCTTTGTTGTAAGGAACTTTTAAGTTATTAAATACTCTCTTTTCAAACTCAAGTAACAAGTCATCTCTATAGTCTTGGTATCCGATAATAATACTACCATCGTGTCCTCTAATTACAGTTTGATTTTCTTGATATGTTGTATCAACAAAAACTTTAGGATGGTACGCAGGAAACATTCCCAACTTTGTTGGCGTTTGTGGAATATAACTTCCGTTTGTTGTTTCGTATTCATAAATTTCAATTATATCATCTACTGCTAAGGCATAATCGTTGTTGAACTGTACAAAGCCTTCTGATGTAAAAGTAAAGTCTAAATTGTTACAAACTTGTTCACCATTTACATATACGTTTACAGCTTTTTCGCTTAAACGTGTAAGTGTAAAAGGTGCGCTCAAAGCATAAAATTTTAAATCAGTATCTAATACAGTGTGTGTAATTTTTTTGTTTGCGCCAATACCTAACATATCTGATTGATAAAATGGCATTGAAGGTTTTTTATCTTTTACCAAACTTAGCAATACTGTATCAACTTGTTCTTTTATTGATCCAGATAAGTTTAAGTTTTCTGCTTCTTGTACAAAAGCTCTTTTGAATTTACTGTATTCATTTTTGGCAAAATTAATTGCTGCAATTAAATTATTTTCTTTATTGCTAATACTGAACAAAGGCAAATTGATTGGGCCACTGTGCTGTACAAACTTACGTCCATATTTTTTCACATTTCCTAAGTCACGTAAATTGTTAGCACCTGGTTGTTTACCTACAAAGTTTGGTACTTCAACAGCAACACTATCCACGTGATCACTCACTTCACCTAATGTAAATTGTGTTATATCTTCGTTGAGTGGATTTCTTTCAAAGTTATGAGGTGTTTCGTAATAACCTACACTAGTTTTAGTTGCAGTCTTTGAATGTGCTTTTATAATTAATATATCATCAACACTTAAATCTGTAAAAAATTGTATGCGTTTGTCATAGTTAGAATCAATTGCAAAATTAAAGTCTATGCCTTCAGTTTTTACTTCGTTGTTTACATAAACAATTACTTTCAAGTCATTTAAATAACCGCTTTCTTTATAAACATCAATGTTAAAATTATTTGTACGTTCTTGACCTGTATATCTTCTTATAATATATTGTTTACTGTTTGTAGGTGCTTTTACCCAACCGTTGATATATTCTAATGTTTCGCCAACGTGTTCATACTTTTTCAAAAAGCCTGTTGAAGTTGCTACTGTAAAAACTTGATTGCTTACTTCGTATGTAAATTTGTCTTTTAACAAACTAAAATCAAATACTATATCACCAGTGTTGTTAATATTTTTGTATGTTAGAGGAAAGCCTAGTTCTGCATCATTTGTACCTTCGCCAACAGCGTAATTAAATACTCTACAACCTTTGAAATCACTAGCTGGATATGTAATTGTATCACCAAAACTATTTCCTTCATCATCGCATAGGTCAAATAAAGGTGCTTGATTGATGCCAGTTTTTTCTTGTGCTTTTTTCCAAGTAGTTCCGTCAAACCAATACATACAACCTGCATTTGCGTTACCGTCTTTAACAAGCACAGTTTGATTTTCTAAAGGCATTGTGTCAGCTGTTTCTATTAATGAAATTTGTCTATTGCCTTTGAAGTCAAAAAACTTTACTTCAAATACTTTTCCATAAACAAAACTATCTGTGTCATTAATAAACATTACACGCATACCATTAGAAAGTTCTACGCCATCTACACTATATCCTGGTTGTCCTTCAATTTTTGATTTTACGTCATTTGTTGATGCGTCAATCAAATCAATGTTATCTTTTGCTTTTGCACCAAAGTTAAATAATTTTAGTCCTGTGTCAAATTCAATAATAGGACGCTTGGCACGATTCTCTTCTGGTAAATTAAAACTTTGTCCGTTTAATTCTGCACTTTGTTTAATTACATCTTTATGAAACCATCTATTATAACGTGTCCAAGGATTTCTATCCGGACTAGATTTGTTTATAACAATATAATCTTTTGTGCCAGCAAAACTTTTTGCATCTCCGTATGGCACTCTATCAAAGCCGTTGCCATCAAATGGCACAAGACTATCAGAAGTAAAAATTGCAGGAACTTGTAAGTCTTCAGCTGCAATAAGTCTAATCTCATCACCTACACCCTCAACATACCAAATGCCTTCCGCATATTTTGCAGGTGTAACATCGCCAATAAAATATATTTTCATTCCATTGCTTAAAGCCCAACCGTCTGATGTTGTATATGTTTTCTTATCCAGTATTTCTTTTTCAACATCTATTTTACTTGCAGCATCTATATTTGAAATTTGTAGTCTTGAACTTATGTTCAAATCATATTGACTTATGAAATACAATGTATCAGGTGCATTATCAGGAATAGTAAATTCTAAAATACCTTTTTCAATATAATCTTCTGCTACAAAATCGTCTTGGTTGAGTAAGACATCATCAGTATCAGGAATAAGTGTTACACCTTCAGTGTATGTTTGATTTAAAATTGTACTATCGTCTAAACGTTCGTCTGGATCTACACCTCTGTATAATGCAATGCTTAATGGATTGCCTGGTGCATCAATTTCAAATCTATATGTTTGTCCTCTATATAGATTAAGTGTAGGATTTTTTGATAATCCATCTGGATGGAACAACAAACTGATATCGTTGTCTTGTTCTAGTACTTCAAGCCTATATGTACTTTCAATAAGTTTGCTTTGTCCTCTAACTGCAATTTCTTGTGGGCCATTAGGTAACCAATAATATTCACGAAAGTTAGCAAACTTATCTAAATTAATATTTGGATTCCAAGCATAATATTCTTGTTCATTTAATGCACTGTGATTATCTGTATTTGCATTGTATGTTTTTAGAAGACCAATATAATCGTTATAATCACCATAGTATTTTGTGCTACCTAAAAAATCTTCGTATACGCTAATAGGCTCAAACTGATAATCATTTCTTGTTTTAGAAATATCTTCTACATAATTATCAGATACAGTTGCAGCTTTGGCTTCACGCTTTCCTACAAAACCGTTTATCTTTTCAATCACACCCGGATTTGTTAACTGATCTAATGTACTGCTTAAAAACTTTTTGTTTTGCGGTGTTCTAAAAAATCTAGGTAATTGTTCTACGCTACTTCTTTTAGGATCTTTGCCTGCTGGTAACGGAAATTCATTTTGATCATCATTGTATGCCATTAGTAACCATAGCCTCCGCCGCCACCGCCGCCGGAGTTACCACCTCCGCCACCGCCTGAGCTGCCACCGCCTCCACTCGAACCAGAGCCGCCTGATTGGCTAGGAGCACTTGGAGTGCTTGGTGTAGGATTTGGACTAGATGACGTATCAAATGTATATCCTGTAGATGTATTAGCTGTGCTTTGTACACCAACGTTGAGTATATCATCGCTTGTTACAACAAGTCCAGTTGCTTTAAGTCTTGATTGTGTAATTGCATCAATTATTTCCACATCATCAACGGTTGCACTGCTTATAAGAATTTCATCGTTCTCACTTTTTATTTCATACAAACTACCAAAACTTTGTGTTTCTTGTTTAGGCACCAACACTATGCTAACAACATCTGGTGATAATTGATTTATAATATAAGTTGCTAACTCACTAAAATAAAATGTTTCGCCAAAATCCCAATTCTCTAAAGCAAAGAAAGAATTTACTGCATCAATAATTCTACTTTTTACATCATTGTCATTTACAACTCTTTCTGTATTCTTAACTACTTTTATTGTTGCTTGTAAATCCACATCACTTTTACTTCCTAGTATTGGTTTGTATTTTACAGGATGATAAATTACATCATCGCTTATACTTTTAATTGCATTGATACTTGGACTATAATCTAAGTATAAATTATCGCTACTCGGTGGTAATGGTTTTGCTGCTACATTACCTTTTATATAATCTCTATAATCATTGTCATAAGCCTTTGTAAGCAAATATACATCAATTATATTACTGCTACTAGGATCAATTCTTGCTTGTTCGTCTGCTGCGTGTGAGTATTCAAACTTAATATCAGTTCTACCTATAAATGCAAGATAGTCAGATGTAAATTCTAATTGGTTTGCAGTTTTATTAAATTTTAAAAATACATCTCTGTCAATTAAGTAAAATACATCGCCATCGTTGTATTGGCTCAATGCACCTACAGCACCTTGACTTGTTTTTGTGTAAATTGGTTCTTTAACTGCATCAACATAATTGAATGTTTCTGTTTTGTTTACTGTAGATTTTTTCTGATATATGTATTTTGTATTTTTGTTTGTTTCAGGTGCAACAATGTGATCAAACAAATCTGGATCATCAACTACTCCATCGCTGTCACTATCAAAGAAACTTATTTCAATTTTTTTACTGTTTACATAACCAGCATCGTTTTTAAATTCTTTTGTTATTTGCCAAGGCCAATCAACTGTAAAAGGATTTAGTGCGTCTGGTTGTGTATTAATACTTAATACTTTAATTACATCTTGAACAATTGTTCCTGATTTACTATCATATATTTTGTTTGTGCTATCAAAGAAAAATCTTATTTGGTCATTGCTTTCAAAAACGTATCTACGTCCTCTAGCAGTAATTGTATATTTTTGTCCATCAGTTTCAAATAACAACAACCAACTATTATCACTTTGTGTGTTAGTGCTATCACCTGTTTTACCTAAACTAAAATCATTACGTGTATCTAAATTGTTTGCAATAATTACACGCCATTGACTTGCTTCAAAATCATATCTCAATCCAAATGTTTTGTAAGCAAATGCTTGATCAATTATTTGTGTTTTTACTGCATCAGTGATACTTGTATCTAACACAGGTATAATTTCTGCAAGTACAGCAGTATCAGGAATTTTATCATTAAGCACAATTGGGCCTAATCCTGTTTCAGCATTTACTACTGTTCCATTATCTTCAATACTTACAACTTTTACCCATTTGTAAGTAGCTGATCCTGCTGAGCTTGCTGAGCCTAACGCTAGGTCACCATTAGGTAAGAAGTAGTAGTTTTGTGGAGCATCAAATTTAATCAATGCACCTGGTGTTACAAATCGCATAATACTTTTAGTAAAACTAGATACAGCTACAGGTACGTTGTTTACCAAATCTATAAAATATCCTGTTGATCTATTTGTATCAAATGTTTCAAACTTCCAAGAAAAACCTAATGCTTTTACACTTGTGTTTCTCGGAAAGTTTTTGTAGTAAAAGTTCAATAATTTTGTATCTTTGATTGCAGGCGTAATTACATTATTCACAGCAGATTCAATATCATTTCTTGTTACAAAATCAAAACTGTATTTTTCATTTACGTCTTCTGTGTATAAAATTCCATCGTCACTGTACAATAATGTATTACTGTATTTGCCACTTGCATCTCTAAGATCAAAATATCTACTGATGCCACTGCTGGTTCTGTTTACTGCTTTTGTTTTTACAATATTTTGATTAATACCAAGTGTGCCTACATTGTAATCTTCACCGGTAATTAATCTGTTTTGTGTGTAATACGTGCTTGGTGCATTTGTTTTAATTGACGCATTACTTTCTGCAGGTGAACTATTATCAACAACAGTTTTAAGCTCCATTGTAATAGACAATGTTTCTATTTTTCCAGCAGCACTTGTATAAGGAATACTAATTGTAATGCCTGTCATATCGCTAGGAACAATTTTGTATTGTCTAGCATTACTTGTTCTATAATAAACTTTGAAAGTGCCTTTTGGTAGTGTACCAAAAGTACCATCACTAAAAATTAAACTAATTCTATCTTGAACACGACTAAGCACACCATAAATGTTTCTAACACTTTTGCTTATGCTGTTGTAGATAATATTATTTCCTTCAACATTATCTACTTTGGTCCATAATTCATTTTCTAAATTATTACTGTCTAGCTTATACAACCACACATCACCGTTGTTGATATTGTCTGTATCAATATTAATTGTAGTGTTTGGCGTTGGATTACTTACAGTAACAACATTGTTTTCTAATCTACCTTGTCTAAAATGTAAAAAGAATCCACTGTTGTTTGATCCTGCACCTTGTCCATCATCTCTATACAAGAAAGCTAGTCTGTTGCCGGCTAAAGGCTCTTCTTCATAAATTTTTTCATTGTCAATTGCAGTACTAACAATTTCAAACTGTGTTGTTATACTGTCTACATTTTTTGTGAAACTGTAAATAGGCAATCCTGTGCCAGTTTGTGCATTTAATCTATATTGTTCAGTAAGCACACTATCAATAGTTTCTTTTTTAATACTTTTGCCAAACTTTGAATCTGTTGGCAAAGCACTGTTTAAAATTTTAATAAACTGTTCATACCAATCAGCATTTGTACTATCATTCCAAATTACAGTTTGTCCACTTAAATTTGTTCCATTGCTGTCTATAACATCTTCAGTTGTACTAACACTTTCAAACTTCAACAATCCATTTGCTGTTTGATTCCTTTTTGTATTATAACTTACTAACCTTGCTAAACGGAGAACACTTTCTCTACGTTCTGCTGTTTCTATATAGTTTTCACGTGCATTTAAATCTGCACGGAATGCAATGTTTTGTCCAAGGAATGCAATAAGATCAATTAGTGCAAGATATTCACTGCTTTCGATATAGTCGTTGAAATCTTCTGGGTAGTTTTGCCTAATATAGTTTATCATTGTACGGCGAAGATTATCAAAGTCGTAACTTTGGAAATCAGCATACTTAAAACTTTGATAAACTGTCTTCCAATCTTCTGCTAAAAGAAGTCTATTTTGACGTTCTGTACTTGACATTTGCCATTCCTTATTTTATATAATATTTATCTGAAAAATAAAGTACGCACTTTAAATGAGACCCGCAGACTCGTCAAAAGTTAAACGTAAACTTTCAGATATATTGTATGGCAAATATGTTAATGCACACTCAATTTGAATGCCACTTTCAAATGTTTGTATGGTAACATTATCAACACTTACTCTTGGATCATAGTTAATAATATCTGTTACATTTTTTATAATTGCTTCTTTTAAAGAATCAGTTAGTGGTTCAAATAATACGTCCCAGATAATTGTGCCAAATTCAGGATTTTCTAACTTTTCTCCTTGACGTAT